GCTTATCGCCCATGGCCGCGCGCAGGACCATTGCGGCGGCTTCCCAGACCGGGAGGTCATCAGGTACGCGGTACTGCAACCGGAGCTGCCTGAAGCGTTCGTGGGCGCGCGTGGTGGGGGTATCGATTCGGGTATTGGCATACGCGGGGTAGGGAGCGTCCAGGACAACGACCACAGTGCGGACAGCATTGAGCAGGGCTGCAACCGCGTGAGAGCAGCTCTCAAGGCTTTGAAGCGGGGACATGAGTACACCTCGGGGTGAAGGGTGAAACAGGCGTATAGCGCATTAGCGTAAGCCACGCAAGGGCTATCAGGGCTAGAGCAGGTCCAACGTGCCCCGGCGCTTGGCTTCCAGCACGATGGGGAACCATTCGCAGTACTCCCTGTAGCTTACGCCGTGCCTGCGCCTTGATATGGGCGAACGCCATCCATCCTGCGTGCGGTCATACCTATCCCGCGCGGAGACTAAAACGTCTTGCGGCTTATCTAAGCCTTGCTTGATATGTAAGCGGCATACGCGTATCGCGTTCTCGGTCCTGGTGCCCAGGCCAAGCTGGCGACGGAGGTCTTCGATGTGCTTGCGCCGGGCTGCGACTGAGTGCTTCCAGGCGTATTTGCGCCAAACCATGATATGTATCCTTTGATGGGGGAGTTAGGGAGGGGTGAGGGTACACAGGAACGTCATGCCGGAGGAAGAAACTATATTTTATATACGTGTTATATACAACATGTAAATTATATGTTTCACATATGAGGTGACGTTCCTGTGTACCCTCACCCTTCCCAAATGGGATGGTGACGATAGTTTGTATGCACTAAACTGGGGCGCGCCGCGGCCCTTAACATCGCAACTATCGACCTTAGTCTCACGAATTGTGACGGTGTTTGCTGTTATAGACCAAGCTGCGCCCCCAGTTTGGACAGCCTCCATCCAGTGTCCGGCCGTAACCCCTTGATTCTTTTACCATGTTCCCGCCCTTGCCCCTGCTTAGCCAGTGATTGCCTAGGCAGGGTTCCTGGGGGAAGCCTAAAACCCCCTGGAGAAGCCATGATTGTGACTGGCCCCTCATCCATACGCCGGGACTCGAAACCCGTAACGCTGTAATGTGATCCAGTTCACACATTCACCGCCCTCGCGCCCTGGTAACGCGATCCAGTTCACGCATTAACTGCCCCTGTGCGCCGGGCTCCCGGAATCCGTAACGCCATAGTGTGATCCAGTTCACATACCACTCACCTCCCGCCCCTGAGAACCACGTCACAGGTCAATCAACATGGCGACCGCACCCTATGTGACGCATGTCGCAGTTTGAACATTAATCGCGATCACGCTTCCAAAAGTGCCTTTCTCGTTGACAATATAAGGGTGGACGGAGAAACTATTGCATGCAGACCCCCTCGATGAAGCGAAAGTTGAACCTTGCAGATGCACGCGGACAACGTCACTCGATTGAGAACCGCATCACAGAAGTCGGTCAGGCAAGCATGGTAAGACCTGTCACGCCAACCCCCGGTCCCCGAGACCTTCACAAAGGCAAGCCGTCATGACCGACCCGCGTCCCGAAACCCCGACCGAAGCTCGGCTACGAACTTTTCAGGATATCGAAGCTCGGCTCAGAGCTTTCGAAGTCAAGGCGATTGAGGCGGAAGCCAGAGCCAAGACGTTCTGGTCGAAGTACGGCCCGACGATTACGCATACCCTCGTGGCCCTGGTGAGCGTGTATGTCGGCCACAAGCTGTAAGCGTCCGCTCACGCCTCAGGACGTGGAGCCTACGGTCATGGCGTTGCCCACCGGTACGACCGCCATGCTGTACACCCGAGAGCAGCTCACCGCGCTTTACGCTTGCGCACACGGCGAGCTGGGGCGACTCCTGGTGCGCAAGCTCGCCCCGCTGCCCATCCGCGTGGATGGCCTCATAGGCTGGCACGTGGATGAGGTCAACGCATCTGTTGACCAAGTCATGAAGGTATTGCAGAAATGGCGCAAGCGCTGAGCATGCGTCCCGACAGCCCGGCCCGAATCATCAGTGAGGTGATGAAGGCCGGGGGTTACCTCCTGGTGATGGACAACGGTCTCTTTGGCATGCCGGCCCGACTCGTGTCCCCGTTTGCTACACGCATTACCGCGCACCGGGATGAGATCGCGAAGATGTTGACCGCACTCGCGATAGAACGACTGTAAGTCCCGGCCGGGCGCAGGCAGCATTCCTACATTGCATAAGCCCGATAGGCCCGGCCGGGCGAATAGATGCCAACGGCGAGTACACCGGCCTCAGGGTAACGGTATTAGCCTCACGAGCTGGCCCCGTCTCCAGGCAGACATAACGGGGCGTTCCTGACCGTTGAGGCGTCATCTAGCGGTAGGATACGGGCCTTTGATTCCCGTAACCCTGGTTCGAATCCAGGCGCCTCATCCAGTCCAAAGGCCACTAGGCCAACATCACACTCGCGCCTAGTGGCGCACCGAGGATCTTTCAACTATGACTCAACTGGGTAATTTCCGGGATGATTTCTATAACCCGGTCAATGTCCTGACTAACAGTCAGGTCAACTCAACTTCTCAGGCTTCCGGTGTCCTGGCCGCGTCCAGTATCGCGAGCGCCGTAGAGAACTACGTCGTTTCGTCTGGCGCTACGGCGCTGACTACGGACAGCGCCGCTAACATAATTGCGAATCTGCAGACTTGTCTGATTTCGCAGTTGAAGGCCCAGCTCGCGAACGGCAGCGCGGGAAGCCCGCCGGCCGGCGTGCCGAGTCTGAACAATCTGACATTCTACATGCAGATTGCTAACACCAACGCAAGCACGCTGACTATCAGTGCGGGCGCTGGCGTTACGTTGACTGGCGCAGCTACGATTGCCACGGCCTCTACCAGGGGTTGGAGCATTACGGTTACCGGACCTAACACGGTGACTATGACCACCACGGGCACGCAAAGCGGATTCACGGTCTAATCGATTATTCTTAAAGAGGATTCCAAACATGGGCACTACTGAAAAGGCGAATATGAGCAGTGAGACGTACCTTAAAGGGCGCCGCACGGGCGTCGAGGGTACTCAGGGCATGAGCCGCAAGGGTAATGCGGAAAAGACCGTTCTGCCGAAGAACGACATGCACAACAGCGGCTCGGAAGGCGACCTTGCCGAATGCGCGCGTTCGATGTATCAGCGCGCCGTCAAGAATGAAGGCGACAGCATTGGCGATCGCGCCCTGACGGAGCGCTAGAACATGGCGCTACCTGTTATTTCTCTGGCAACGGGCCATGTTACCTGGGTTGACCCGCTGACCAACACGGATACCAGTCCGGTTACCGCGGGCGAGATTACCGGCTTCAATGCGGGTTTCCGTGACATCAACGCTGCGGGCTCCGTGGCGGGCGCATATCCGATCACAGCCGGTATTGCGCCATCTGCGACCTCGGTGGCTCTGTCCACTATTGCGGGGTTGGTCGGTGGTAAACAGTACGCAGTGGCGGTTCAGGCTGCTACGGCCAACGGTGTCTCCGCCTGGAGCACACCCGAGTTCGAGTTCCAAGCGGCGGTACCGCTGCCAAACCCTCCGACAGCCGTTTCCGTCAGCTAGTTGACTGGATGAAGAAACGGCTGGGGCTGACCTGATGTCTGACAAAACCTGTTTGGGGGCCTACACGGCCCCCGAAGGCACCTATCCCGCATTCGTGAATGTATCGGCTGACAGCAGTACGGTAACGCTCATGGTGCGTGGCCCGGCGCGTACTATCGTGAATCACAAAGGGACTTTCCCCATAACAGGGGAGTTTGGTGTGATTGAGATGCCACGCGACGAGTTCGAAAAGCTGTGGAAGGGTGTAGGAGATGAGCTGGCCAAATACGTACGTTCATAACGTCCTTATCGCGCTCGATTGTCTTGGCGCAGCGCTGCTGTTCAACCATAACGACATCACCATCTCCTCAATGTGCCGGCTCGTACAGTTAGCTGATAGCAAGGCTGATAAAGCCGCTTGGCAGCTCGCAGCACTGAAGCTTAGCTCCTGGCAGGTGACGCTCCTCCGGTGGATTGCCGCCTTCCTGGAGGATCTCCAGAAAGGCCATTGCGCCAAGGCTGTGGAAGGCGACATGCAACGCGCGAAGTCGATACAACAGCTCTTGGAGCCCTAGATGCCCCTCATCAAGTCAACATCCAATAAAGCCCGACAGAAGAATATCAAGACTGAGATTGAGGCTGGTAGGCCCGTAAAACAGGCTGTGGCCATCGGCTACTCTGAGCAGCGTCAAGCCGCGAAGCATTCGCGCAAAAAGAGATTGGATGAGTGGGCTCGCGGTAAGCGTGCCAGCTACGCGGAGTATGAGACATGAGTATTGATGTAACCTTCAAACCATCCGGCCCTACGGCCGTGGTGAATGCCGCTGGAGTACAGATCCTGGCGGCTGGTAACGTCCCGCCTGGGGTTGTTTCATTCCGGATCTATAACGCGTCCGCTTCAGGATCGCAGGTTATAGGATGGGGAGCCACCGCAGCTTTAGCCGTCGCTAATGCGGCTGTTCCGGGTCCTGGCATGACTGTTAATGCGGGGGCTTCGCTCTACCTTGAAGTGCCGTACAACTCTTTCTTTGCGGGTAGTGGCACGACTCCGATATTTCAGATTACGCCCGGCTCGGGTGGAGTAGGTGGTTAACATGGCTATAAATATGCAGATTGCATATAGCTTGACTCTTGTAGGAGATGGGGTAACTACGACTTTTAGTTTCGATCTTACTAAAAGCTCTACGTTCGCTCCTTCTGGTTCGGGCTTGACGACAGGTGGTATAGAGCTTGGTGTTCCTGTTGGTTTGGCTGGAACTAACATCGCAGGAGCTAGTGTATCGCTCAACGGGCGTACCGTGACACTGACGTTTAATGTAGCACCTACTAATGTGTCAGGTGCCGTATTTGTGTTATACTAACATGCCTAAATCAATGAGTCCGTTAATCGGAGCCCTATTCAATTCGGTTACTCCTCCATCCGAGGATAAAAAGCGCGCGGTGAAGCCGACTCGTGGTAAGACCACGAAGGGTGAGAAGTCAGTCACTGAGCCGGCACAGCAACACGGAGAGCTGGGCTCGTATAAAGAACCTACGCCGGTTGAGCGCGTGCGCGAGCATGCGCGTCATGAGAAAGTCAACGCGACTCGGGAGTGGGTTGAAGGCCGTATTTCAACACGTCAACATACCGCCGTGCACAAGCGCGCTAACCACGTCCTCATGAACAAGGACCCGAAGTCATTTCGCGGCCTGACCAACGAGAAAGCTCCTCCTAAGAAGCTGCGCGGATGGTAATCAGCAATCGGGCTCTGCAAGGTCAGCCGGTACTCCCGTACGCGCAACACTACATTCTTGCGGGGAGCGACGTATTTATCGACCTCGCTTTTCTGGATCATACCCTCACGGGCGTGGTCCCGACCTCGTTGTCATATCAGATCGATGATTTGACAAACAGTGTCAACATGCTGCCGTTGACCAACGTGAGCCCGCTTCCGACGACGGATCTGTATACCCTGCAGATACCGGGCTCTATTATGGTGATGACATACCCCTACGAGGGCTCTCAGGTATGCCAGATTTCTTACACCATGACCGCTATCGACTCGGTCACGGGTAATACATTCACGTCTAAGAAAGTTGATGTTGTTGAGCTGTGCGCTATCTCAACACCTACAGGTACCTGAAGCGCGTCACTAGGTGAGACTAGAGATATGGAAGTATTTCCCATGAACCTGTTGGGTGACCTTGTCGTCATCCGGCCGGAAGAAACCCCGCAAGCCAAGATACTGTTGCCTGACTGGCAACGTTCTTTGCGTGGCACCGTGATCGGTGTTGGCCCAGGTAAGATGCTCGTTGACGGCTCTCGGGTCCCGATGGAGCTAAAGGTAGGCGATTTCGTCACGTTTGGCGCTACGGCCGGGATGGAGTCAATTTACGCTGGAAAACCCATCCGGACCATGCGTGAAGACGACGTTCATATGGTGATTGAAGAGCGCGCTTCGACTGGCGAATTGCTCAGTAAGCTGGAACACGAATTTTTGGCGGCTATGGTTGACTCAGGGGTGCGCAATGGATCTTCCTATTGAACTTCAGGAGATTACCCGCTGCATCCGCCCCTTACGTGACCGGATCATTGTCAAGCGCTTTGAATACGAGAACCCGTTGATTGCCGTTGTCGGCGTCAAGCTTGAGAAGGGTGTTGTAGTGGCGGCGGGTCTTGGTCGGCCTCAGCGTCGCAAAGTTCGCTTTGATCAGAAAGCCGGGCACATGAGCACGCAGCGTGCGCTGTATTTTGAGGATGGCGCCTACACGGGTAAGACCGTACCTATGCAGGTTAAAGTGGGGGATGTTGTTGAATTCTCCCCACGTAACTACACCGAAGTTGACTTCGACAAGTTGGGGTTTCCGGGCGCGGGTAAGTTGTTGGTAGTCTGGGAAAAAGCCTGCTACGGCACCACTTCCGACTCGAAATACGAAGCCATGCTTTGGCAGCAAAGCGCGGGGTACGATAAGAAAGGCGACTTCATGGGAGGAGCCGAGGAGTGGCAACGTGCCTGAGTGGCCATCAACACCTGAAGAAGTTGCCCCTTTACGGAACGGGTGTCCTGACTTATACAACTATATGCCAACTCGAATGGTCTCTAAACAGGAGGCGGAAGAGAGGGGTTGGACTTTTTTCTATATCGGCGATGCCTGTCGCCATGGACATCGAGCACCCAGGTATGTTAAAGCTCCGCGAACCTGCGTCGATTGCCATCGTACCGACAACAATAGAAACCCTATCGGTGCTAAAGCCGTCGCAGAGTACTCGCCGAAAGTCAGACCGTATGCTGAGAGAGCCCCGAAGCCGGCGCAAGCCGCAGTAGTACAACAACCCGCGCCACGTGAGCCGGATTCCTTAGAAAAGAAGTTTCTTATTGAATATGCGCGCACCGCCAACTTCAACCAAGCGGCGGAAAACCTGGGGTTGGAGCCGGCCGTTTTTCAAGGTCGTCTTAGTTACTCCACTGTTTTTAGGGATGCTGTTGAAAAACTGGAGACTGATAACGGCCTGATGCGTACGCCGTCTATCCTGGAAAATTACGAATGGACGGCGGATAAGCGCGCCACATTGCTACGTGTATACATTGATACAGGGGATATCGCTACAGCTCGGGCTTCGGTCGGCGTATCTAACTTCTATCTGCTGAAAGAGCTGGAAGAGAATCCGCAGTTTCAGAGCGATTACGAGAAAGCCGAAGAGATGGCTAATCGGGTCCTTGACCAGATTGGGGTCAGTCAGGCTAGGCGAGGTGACAGTAAACTGTTGACCCGCTTGCTATCCAACATTTCGCCGGCTCGCTTTGGCGAGAGTTCGAAGGTCAAAGTCGACCTGAACGTGGCTGAGAGTAGAACCGATGAACAGCTCAGAGCCGATATCATCCGCGAACTCATCAAAGGACGCGACCGTAGCGTCATTGACGCAATATGTATCCCAGTTGAGCCGCAAAGAGCTATTGCAGCTCCACGAGAAGATACGGGCGAAGAATCACAGGGATCGCAGGAACTTAATAGCGACCTTCTTTGAGACTCCTGAAATACGCGCCGAGTACGCGAAGCAGATGGAGTTTTTTAAACTTGGTGCGACTCAGCCGGATAACCAGGAACGTGCTCTGTTCGGTGGTAACCGCTCTGGGAAGACGGTTGCGGGCACTTATGAAGACACTTTGCACCTGACAGGACAGTATCCTGACTGGTGGCCCGGATACAGGTTTGATAGGCCGGTAGAGGGCTGGGCCGCTGGCGATACGGCCAAGAATGTTCGAGACATTCTCCAGAACGCCTTTTGCGGTAAGCCTGGAGATGACTCGGCACATGGCACGGGAATGATACCGGGAGACTTGATACTTCGGGTCACGGTGAAGCACGGTTTAGCGGACGCGTATGAGACGGTTTTCATACGTCACGTTCCTACTGGAGGCGTCTCCACACTACAGTTGAAATCCTACGACCAAGGGCGCGTTGCTTTCCAAGGTACGGCCCAGGATTTCATACACTTGGATGAAGAGCCCCCACTTGATGTCTACACCGAAAGTCTGTTGCGTCTGATGACCCGAAACGGGCTATTGATTCTGACGGCGACGCCGCTGCAAGGGTTGACTAAACTCATGCTTCAATACCTACCTCATTTGGCACCTGCCACGAAGGATTAGCCTTGGGCAAAGTGGCTGTAATGGTGTCATGGGAGGATGTCCCGCATCTGACTGAAGCTCAGAAAGCCGCGATTCTTGCCAGTATCCCGCTTTGGCAACGTGGAGCGCGCACCAAAGGCACGCCGCAGCTTGGTGCCGGGGCTATCTATCAGGTACCTGAAGATGACATTCTGGTAGATCCATTCCCTATTCCGCATCACTGGAAGCGATCCTATGGAATGGATGTTGGCTGGAACCGTACGGCCGCCATCTGGACGGCGCAAGATCCGGAGACCGGCGGTGTAGTGGCCTATGATGAGCACTATCGCGGTCAGGCAGAGCCCTCCGTGCATGCCTCGGCCGTACAGGGCCGCGGTAAGTGGATACCGGGCGCTATCGATCCGGCCGCGCGTGGGCGTAGTCAGAAAGATGGGGAACAGTTGCTCGTTCTGTATCGGCAACTTGGCCTCGACATCGAAGTCGCTATCAACTCGGTTGAAGCCGGTATTTCTACCGTATGGGAAATGTTGAGTACTGGACAACTGAAGCTGTTTCGCACGCTGACTAACACGCGCAGCGAAATGCGGTTGTATCGTCGGGATGAGCAGGGGAGGGTTGTTAAAGAGAACGACCATCTCATGGACGCACTTCGATACAACATCATGAGCGGTCTTGCGCGGGCTATTGTAGAGCCGCTGCCTCGTTCCGACGGCATGCCATGGTTCCACTGGTCACCGCCTCCTGTTTGGAGTGGTTAATACAAGGTGAGATATGTCTGTTCAACTTAAGTTAGAGAAAATAGCTGGTGTCCGCTATCGTCAACAGACGCAGCGCGAAAGCACTGGTAAGGGTGGGGAGAAGACCAAAATCTGGGCGTTTGAGCCAGGAGATTGCCAGCCGGACCTCGACCAACGTACGCGGGAACCGTTGCCGAGTTTCACGGTTTACGTGTCGGCTGGTCTGAAAAACTTGGTAGTCGAGAAGACGGGAGCGGATACAACTGTCAATTTCCATAATTCCAGTGTCCGGAATCAGCTCCGTATACGGCAGCAGTCGAAAGACAAAAACGGGAAGTGGGAGAACGTCCGGGATGAGTATGTTCCCGCTAACACCTTCTGTGGTGTGTTTGTAGGCGCCGCTAATCGCGCTATTGTAGACGAGATGCCTACCTAATGGACCAAGACAATTCAGACCTCTTAGGCGATATCCCAGGCGACGACGCCGAGGATATGCGGAGCAATCGTAAAGGCTACGAGGATGTGAACGAAAACGGGACCTTGCTCGCCCGTATTCGTAAGTTTTACGATGAAGGTGTTGGCGCGTTCGAAGAGAACCGCCGCATGCATTCGGAGGACCTGAATTTCGTCTACAACGCCGAGGCAATGGGGCAATGGGACCCTGTTGTTCTGGAGGCGCGTCGCGGCAAGCCGTGCTACACGTTCAATCGGGTCATAGGCCCGGTTAACATGGTTGTATCCGACATGCGGCAGACGCGCCCTTCCGGAAAGGTACGGCCCGCGGGTGATGGTGCTACGGAGCCTATAGCTGACATTTACGGCGGCCTATGTCGCGGTATCGAGCAGGCGTCACGCGCGGACGCTATCTACAAAGGCCAGTATAAGTATGCGGTAGCGGGTGGGTTCGGCGCATGGTGGATCATGCCTGAATATATGACTGATGACGGCGAAGGTGCTTTCGATCAGGTAGCCCGAATCCGCGATATTCCGAATCCGCAAACTGTTGTATGGGACCCTGAATGCAACGACCCTTGCGCTGGGGACGCTAAGAAAGCTCTGGTGGCAGAGAGGCTTTCTCGTGATGTGTATGACGCGCTTTATCCGGAGGCGAATCGAGTTAGTTTTAACTTCTCTCGGGATTCGTATGGGTGGTTTACGGATAAGGAAGTTCGAGTAGCTGATTATTTTGAGCGAATCCCTTATGAGAAGTGGATTGCTCAAATGACAGATGGGACTGTTGTAGATTACACCGAGGATTTGAAGGCACTGGAAGCTCATCTGGAGGCTACAGGACAGACCGCGGACAAGGGTGTAGTTCGCATGCGCCGAAAGCGCAAAGTCATAAAATGGCGCGTGCTATGGGCGAAGGTAGATGGTTCCAGTGTGTTGGACGGCCCGCATGTCTACAACTGGAAGCGTATCCCAATTGTTCGTTGCCCTGGCCGTTACGTGAACATCGAGGGACGTAAGAAGCTTCAGAGTCTTGTTCGTCATTCCAAGGATGCACAGCGTAGTTATAACAGCCGCTGTTCTGACATGATCGAGCGTAGCGCGCTCGTGCCAAAAGCCCCGTATCTGGTCACCCAGACCATGATCAAAGGCTACGAAACCGAGTGGGCTCAAGCTAATGTGTCGGCCAGACCGTACTTGCCTTACAACGTGGACAAAGAAGCTCC